TAATGGAAATAAAAAAATTAAAAGAAGAAATAGAAAAACTAAAGGAGAATAACTAATGGCGGATACTACAATAACAATAACATTTACAGAAGCTCAATGGGCTAGAGTTGTTGCCGCATCTAATTATGTAAAAGGTAATTGGGAATTAGGTCCCTTTACTACCACAATAGATGCAAATTATTTATCAACACACTGGAAAAATGAGATAAGTGCAATTGTCAAAAACTACGAAAAAAGCCAAGCGTCAGTTGACGATTTCTAAAATCATTCAACATCGTCAAGATAACCCATTTGATACTCTACAAGAAATAGGAGAAGCTTTTGGGTTTAGTAGGCAATATATCTATAAAGTCCTAAAAAAGAACAACATGCCAACTTTGCGAGTAAAAAAACGTAAAGTAAACTATTGTTTAGAGTGTAATGAACCAATACTAGTTGGTAATAGCAAAATTCATAAAGGTAAATGTAGGTTTTTGTACTATAATATTAAAATAGAATGTGGGTTTTGTAAGATACCTTTCTACAAAAAAAGATATAGAGATAGTATTTACTGTAGTATGTCTTGCTTTAAGAAAGCTAACTCTGAAAAAGCTCTATCTAAATAATTGTGTTTTTATAAAAATTTGCTAATATTTAAGTATGGAAATTAATAACGAGCTGGTTGCCCAATGGGAGCCTAAAATTCAAAAAATGTCATCAAATTCTTACGTTGTAGGATTAGATAAAGAAGATTTAGCACAAGAACTTAGAATAGCTTTAATAAAAGCAGCCCGTGCGTATGATGACAGCAAAGGAGCTATCTTCCATACATACCTACACACTTCTTTAGTCAATACAATTAGAACACTAATTACAAAAGCACAACGTAAACCTATAGCTAGAAGTATAGACCTTACTTTTGATGGGAGTAATACAATCCCCAAAGAAATTGCTGCAGCTATGGTTGAACCTAAAAACTACACAGAAGAAGTAGAAGCTGATATATGGATACATGCTCAAGGTTTGAATGAAAAAGAAAAGTTATTTTTAGAACTAAAGTTAGAAGGTCTAACTATGGAAGAAATTACAGAGGATTTAGGTGAATCAGCCTATAAGGTTAGACAGTCGCTTAGAGATAAGCTACAAGAATTAAAGGATAGAAATGCCGAGAAGGACGAGACGTAGAGGAAGACTAATACAGAAAAAAGATAGGGTACGAACTCAACAAGAAACCTTTAGAGTTTTAGCCGAAAAACATTCTGATTTTTGGTTGGAAGCTGAGTTCAACACATTTGACGAAGCCAAAGACTTTATTGACAAAATTTCAACTAATGATATAAACTATTATATACATAATGAAAATAATAGAGTTTTATACACTAGAGAAGGAATATAATGTCGAGCCCCAGTTATGAATTTATAGAATCAGCTATCATATTTGGTATTACCGATTACGACAAGTTGAAAAACTTTACCTATCATTCCAATGATTTTGCTAAACATGGGGATGCCTTTAAGTTTTTAGGGGAGTATTTAGATAAGTATGATACTTTTCCTAGTGAAGAAGTTTTAATCGAGAACTTTCCATCATTGAACCCATCAGCAAAAACACAATCATTAGAATATGCTTTAGATATATTTAAAAATCAAGTGTTACAACGAGCTGTAGTAACAACGGTTCAACAACAAAGAGAGCTGGTAAAGGAAAATCCTAAACAAGCCCTATCAAATATAATGAGTGGTTTGTCTGATGTGGATTTAATTTATGATGAAGATATTCAGACCTATGATGATGGGGAAACAGATAGATTAGCCGAATGGAAAGAAAGAACCAGAAGACGTAAAATGGGTGATGGTCTTATGGGAGTGCCTACAAGCTTTAGTTTTATAAACCAAGCTGGTATTGGGTGGCAGCCCGGAGAACTAATAGCGGCATTTGCTCGTCCAACCATAGGTAAAACATGGTTATGCGTTCACTCTGCAGCAACAGCTGTTTATAATGGGCATAAAACATTACTTATATCTACAGAAATGCCTAATACTCAGATTGCGATGCGATTAGATGTAACCCTAGCTAAAATGATGGGGTATAATTTTTCTCACAGAGCACTAAGACACGGTGATGATATAAATGTTGATTCATATATAAAATTTTTAAAAGAATCAAACAAACATTCTTTATTGATTTGTGATGGTATTGCTGGTCAAACGGGTATATCTTTAGAATCAATTGCAAGTCTTATTAGAAAACACCACCCAAAGTTTGTTGTTATAGATGGGGTTTATTTACTGACTACAAAAGACACTGATAAGGCAGCATGGGAGCAATCTCATGGTATTTTCTATGGCTTAAAAAACTTAGCCATATCAACAAACACTCCAATTATGGTATCAACACAAGCAAACAGGGACGCAGAAAACGTTTACGTTCCACCATCAGCAGCACAAGTTGCTTTTGGGGACGCTTTGATACGTTCATCAGATGTGGCAGTAGCGTTAGCTAAGGTCGAACACCATGACGATAAAAGACTAGTTCAGTTCCAAAAGTATCGAGATGGTGAGTTAGCACAAGATAATCTGGTAATGCAATGGGGTGTAGACAATGGTACAATAAACGAAATCTCAGATTGGGATTGGGACGATGATGAATTTTAAGGAGGTATAACATGGGAATTTTATCATGGATTACAGGAGATAGCGAAGAAGACATTATAGTTACAACAGGAAGAAGTAAGGGTGCAGGTAAACCTGTAACTAATATTACAGTAGGTGATATACGGAAACGAAGAGTTGTAGACGAAAATGGCTTTGAAAATAAAGTAGTTATATTCCTAACAAAAACAAAGAAGCGTAGCTAATGGTAGACTGGTATTCAGCATTACTACGTTATGGCATAGATGTCGAACATGAGGACGAGGTTTTATTAAACTGTCCTTTTCATGAAGATAAAAGAAAATCATGTGCTATAAATATAGAAAAAGGGGTTTGGATTTGTTTTGCTGGTTGCGGACAAGGTAACCTAAAATCATTTCTACAAAAATATTCTGGTAAACCTTGGTCTGAAATAAATGCAGAATTTGAGGTTGAAGAATTAGACTTAGACCTATCTTTTCTAGATGAATACCAAAACACAGAAACTGACAATGTATATGTAGAACCTGAAGATAAGAGAACAGTCCCATCAAATCATTGGATTTATGACAGAGGATTTTTACCTAGTTTAGTTAATGACTGGGGGTGCAAAGTAAACAAATTTTCTGACTTCATGATTCCAGTAAGGGACAATACGGAAAACTATGTAGGATGGATATACAGAAGACAAAATGCTGTACCTAAATATATGTTTTCAAAGGGGTTTAGGAAATCACAAGTGCTATTTGGGGTTGATAAGATAAACAATTTCAGTAAGTTATTTGTGGTCGAAGGAGCTTTAGATTGTATGTGGTTGCATCAATATGGTTACCCAAGCGTAGCTATATTAGGTGCTTCCATATCAAAAAAACAATTAGAGTTGATTAGTTCTTTGAATCCTTCAGAAGTTGTGTTATCATTAGATAATGACACTGCTGGAGCTAAAGGGATGTCTAAAGCGACATTTGACATGAAAGACAGATTTCTGTTATCATATTTAAGGTTACCAAAAAAATATAAAGATGTTCAAGAGATTCGTAACAAAGATGTTTTGGACAGGGTGATGACAAATACAACAATATTTTAAATAGGAGAAAAGCAATGAGTGGAATTGCAAAAATTCAAAAGAAAATAGATGACTCTAGAAAACCAGTTACTTCTGGGACTGCACCGGGTCGAGAGTTATGGTTCAAAGACGGAGACCAAGTGTTTCTATCTTCCATAGCTACTGGGGCAGAGGATGACAAGTTTCTAGATGAAATTTATTTATACACATTACGGGTAGGTAATGGTTTTACCAACGTCTTAAAAGACGATAGGGTAGATACTAGTGCTATCCCGTCTGAAAATTACCCATCTCATAAGTTTGCTATATGGGCATATGTGCACAATGTGATTCATACAGAGAAACGAAATGACACTTGGGAAGAGGTTGAAGGACCAGCTGGTAAGAAAGTATATAGAGAAGATGTGAACGACTTTAAAATCATATCTTTGAACTTTGGTCGAAGTGACTATATATGGAATCAGCTAGTAGATGTGTATAGCGACTGGGGAGCACTGAACAAAGGTGTGATTAGAGTAAAGAGAACTGGACAAGGCATGTATGATACTTCATATTCAATTACAGCTACTCCGAAATCTGAAAAGATTCCAGAGGAAAAAATGGCTGAGGTTGATGGCTTACCACTAATCAAGGATTATTTCTTTGAGAGATATGGTACTTTCAGTGTACCTGAAGGTGGTTTTGCTAGTGAGGATTCAGAAGACGAGAACTTATTCTAAGAAGGGCATATGACATTATGTCCGTAGTTACCAATGACTCCTTTCAGTCAGACATTGATGAACTGAGGTCGGTTTTAGAGGTAGACCCGACCTTGGTCATTGATGTAGAAACAAATGGATTAGAACCATATAAAAACAATCAGATATGCGGTATTGGTGTAGGTCAACCGAATGTTTATGGACTTGCTCAATACTATCCTTTTAGACACCATCAAGGTGAAAATCTTACACCAGAAAAACTTTCCCAAGTAATTGATTTACTAAACTCTAAAGTTGAATCTTATATAGGATATAATTTAAAATTTGATTTACACTTTTTAGAAAAAGAAGGCTTAGAGGTTATAACTAAAAAACTTATTGATGTAATAGTTTTAGTTAGACTTATAGAACATTCAGATATAAAAGACCTTGGACTTACCCCTACTGGCAA